CCGACTGGGTTGAGCAACAGACTGGCCAGTTTGCGCCTTCCATGTAGAGAAGAAGTTGGTTACGCGCCGCGCATCAAGATTTCGCTGAGCGTCATCAAGATAAGTCTGGCGGCTAATACCTGTAAGAGGATCAACGTCTAACAACCAAGACTGAAAGTTTTGGTCTGTGTTAATCTCTTGCCAATCAGGTACTGCGTTCTGAATATCGGACCAGAAGGCTTGCTCCGTGGTAACTGCTTGCCTATGCTGTAGTTGCTGCACTTGCGGCACTACGCTGGTTTGCATCCCTCGTACAAGATTTTCTAACTGGTCAATACGTGATTGCTGTTGGCCAGCTTCTTCACGACTAACACGCCGCATAACATCAATAGATTCGCCGTACTCCTCAACATCTGCATCAGTCACGAGAGACTGCGCAGCTGCCGTAGAAGTAGGGTTAGGCGAACTCAGAGTTGTCATAAGCGTTTCTAGCTGTGAAACACGAGATTCCAGTTCACGCTTTTCGGCGTGAAGTCGCGGTACTTCAGCGTTGTACATCCCTTGAAGCGACTTGTATCGCTTCTCAAATGTCTCTTCTTCATCTGCACTGCCCACCTGTACTTGCTCTTTATCGGTAGGCTCGGCTGCTTGTTGTTCTGCACTGTCGGTGTTTTCCACTGCCACGGGCTTAATGTTTTCAACCACAGCCTCGGATGTACCATCCTGTTCTGTAATCTCTGAATTAAGATCGTCGTACAATTTCTGAACAGCCTCAGACTGCTTTCTAACTTGCGCTGGTATTGCCATGTTAAACGCTCCTATCGGTATGCGTAATTAAACAGCTGTCTCATGGGGAAGACTGTGCTGCATATTCAGGGGACTTTTCAAAAAGGTCTTTGACCTCTCTAAGAACTTGGCACCGCCCCTGCGAACGTGCCACGTTCTCTCTGCCCACGTTGGGCAACTGCTCTAGCTCGTGCTGATACCAGCTGTCGAGCCAAGAGAGTATTCCGGGGTGCTGGCGAGTCGCTGCCGCTAGCACTTTTATTGTATCAGGTTCGGGCCGCTTCATGGCGCACCCGTAGGTTGAGGACTTACCACGTTGCCATCGGCTCCACCTTTAGGCGTGCCATCGGGCTGTGTAGCCGCAGGCGCGGCCTGTGCTTGTTGAGCAGCCATCTGAGCTTTACCCTTGGCCTGCTGTGAACCCTTTTCTCTGGACGGTATAATGTCGTCCACGGGCATCTGCAGACCTTTAGCAACTTCGCGAAGCAATGCAGCACGTCCGTCCTGACCCACAATCTCAATGTCAATCGGGTTGGCAGTAGCGTTCAAGAACTCTACGCGGCGTACGTTCAGTGTCTCTTTAGTAGCCAAATTGATAGCGCCGCGAGCTAATACTTCCACATCGCCTTTAATAGATTCGTCCTCGTCGTAGCGCATGTTGTAGATGAACTGACGTTGTACGATAGGGCGCACAATATCGTTATCAATATACATAACAATCTGGCGAATACCTTTGCCAGCTGAACCCATAAGCATCGAAAGGCCTGACGCAGTACGCCCTGCACCTGATACATTGAGGTCACCTGTGACGTATGATGGCACACCTGAGTGATCGTCAGCTAACTTACTGAACCTATCATACACACCCATCAACTCGTTAGCACGAGAGTCAGGCTGGGAGAAACGTACTGCAGGCGCACTAGACCCTAGAGGATCGTTAGTTACCTGCCAAATTTTCCAAGGATGGAGTTGCGTAATGTCCTCGTTAGGAGGGATGCGCTCAAGGTTAACTTCAACTTGAGGCCCAGATGCGAGTCCCATATTATTGACAAGGGACCGCGCAGCCGCGTTACAAACATTCTGGAGGTCTTCAATGATTTCGGGAATACCTTTACCCCAGAAAGCGCCGGGCGCTTTGATAAACGAAGTTTTAACATAAGGTTTCTCACCTAGAGGGTCATAGTTTAGTATGGCTTTTATGACGTAGTTACCTACAACCCACACGTTTGCATCGTATTCTTTAGCAGCATCAGGCACTTCTTCTTCACTAAGACCCCAATCCTGCAGCATTTTACCACTTACTTTACCCCAAAATTCAAGAGCGTCGAAAGTTTCTGTGGGAGATTCGTAGGAATAATACTTACGTTCCTGCTCTTCTTCCTGCAATTTAGTGTCTTCGTTGATCCAAGACTGGCCGTTGCCGATCTTCAATACTTCACGAATAGCCTCATCATCATACCCCGGTACACCTATAAGATCAGCCAACTGGCTGCGGCTCATAGGGTGATGCTCAAAGATATACCCTTCGTTTATATGGGTAATACCCGGCTCAGGGTAGACGTTAAAGGGATTAACACGTTCGTACTCAGGGCCTAGGCGTTCTGTACCCTCCACAATAGTGGAGCCATCTTCGCCTTTACTGTAGCCTAAGATGCGCTGCCTACGGACCACTGGGCCTTTTACAAACGCAGACGGGTACGTAACCATGTCTGTGATAAATTCATTGAAAGCATCAGCCCAACCGCCTTGTGCAAACTGGTCATTGATCTTCAACTTCATTTTGTCCGCACGGTTCTGTGCTTCTTGCAGCACAGCAAACCTAAAATCTTGACTAACAACTTCTTCAAGCTCAGCCATTTCTTCCACGGTAGGGGCCACGCCCTTCGCCTGCATATCCTTTATGACCTTCTGAGCAAAAAGATTTTTAAGCTCTTCAAGTTGGTCAGGTGCTAGGTCAGGGATGGGCGTAGGCGTCAAGTCCCAAGGGGGAGTACCAGTGTCAAGTAAAATATCCCGCAGCCAGCTTTCAGCCCCACGACACTTTACTTCAGTAATCATCATGTAGACCTGAGAGCCGCCCTGACCCTTAATCTGTTGTAACTTGTCAGCCTCGTACTGGCCGTTACGCTGCCTAAGCGCACGTAACATAATGTTTTCAATGGGTTTCTTTGCAATACGTGCAGGGTTCCAGCAGGATTTAACATAGGCAACAAGCCCTAGTACAAGCTCGCTTTGCTGGCGATCCTCCATCTCGCGATGGAGTTGTTCTTTTTCTGCTTTTACCAGTTCGTCATTACTGACGACTCGTAACATTGAAAGCCCTGCCATTAGTATGCTTTCTTGCTTGGTTTCTTAGTAGCCGGTTTACTGCTTTTTAAGCAACGACCTGCTTTTTTGCATTTTTGTGGTGTTGGACACCCGCGACATGTTTTCATAACGCTCTCCATACAGCAATATGTTTATGGTTATACACCTAGTCAAGTTTTGGTGCAAGCAAAAGAAAAACCCCCGCTAGGGGAGAATGTCTAGCGGGGGGAGTATAGTTTAAAAACAGGCGAGGAGGACATGCCTGTGCAGTAACACGCCACCGGCGTACCACATTGTTTCAACTGGTGTCAAGTCCAACCACCTGCGGACACAGACTTTACATCTCTTCGCCTTGCAAGCAGGTCACCATCAGATGCCGAACCTACATGCAACATAAAGTACTGTAAGGCTTCGGCAACGTGGCTATGCTTGTTCTTGTCAATGGTTCCGTTCTTCTTATGAAACCTATAGCCGCCCATCATTGCAGCTTTAAGCTGCGAACACCTAGGGTCCACTACGAACGCACTGTCACCGTCCACCTGCCGCATAAGAAAGTCGTCAACAGAGCTAAGTCGGGCGCTAATGTTGTTAGTTTTAGCCGCAATAACGCGTAATCCCTCTGCTTTTATGATGTCAACAGCACTCCGTTCATCGGTTTGCGCACGCTGCACACCCGCCGGATCGACCACAATTAACACAGGAATACCCGAAAATCGCTCATATAACAGGGGTTTGAGGATCGTGCGGACAAATCGTTGTATACCCATATCAAAGCTAACCGCTTCATCGTATACAAGGACTCGTCCACGGGGGTCTTGTTGCCCGATTACAGCCGCAGGTGTCAAGCCTAAATCCATGCCGACAACGATGGGCCGTACCCCGTTGTTGATGGGCCGCAACGTACCTCTACCCATGTGGTAATCTGGCCTAAAGTACTTATACACAGGCTGACCAGCAGAGCTTAGCCCGTAGTCACCATCAATAAACACACGGATGTATTCTTCACTGCGCCCTTGTGTATCATAATACCCGTCAGGTAAATGCTCAACATTCTCAGCAAACGCACTACGCCCACTTGGTTGCTTAAATACATCCCAGCCGTTGTCGTTGTGTCCGACCCCATCTTTCGGGTCGATCTGTTCCATCTGGTAGTACCACCAAGTGTCCATGGTAGGCGGGTTAGTATCCCCCCACATCCCATACCACGTTGGACCGCCATCCTTAGAGCTAGGAAAACGCCCGATCCGCTTAGACATAGCATCCACAATATCAGGGTGGATGTCACGACACTCATTAAACCATGCAAAGGAAAGCTCCAGTGAGTTAAGGTTAGCTACATCGTCAGCATCATCAAGCGCACGAAACATTATCTCGCACTCAACGTCACCGACCTCAAAGAAATATGTCTTGGTTGTGCGCATGTACCGCCCACACACCCCCGGCGGGAACCAGTCCAAGAATGTCTTGATCACAGTATCCTGCAACTGTCGAGCTGTCTCACGCACAACAGCCGCCCGTGTCCTTCGCTTCCCGGTAGCGTCAGGTTTCTGCATAGACGCCCTACGAATGATCTCAAACGAACAGGTCACAGACTTACCGGACCCAACAGGCCCCATAAGAACCCGCATCTTCTTGTCCGAGTTCATAAAACTCTCACCGGTTGGCGGGGGTGTATAGCTAATATCAAGTGCCATCGGACACCTCCGGCGGGTCAGTACTAAGTAACATTACAATAATCTCCCTTTCCCTACGATTTTTCTTAGGCGCAATAATCGCAGTCTTAAACGAGTACCCTGCGCGAATAAGCAAAAGTCTATACGTATCATACTCTTTAGTATCGCCAAACCTAGCTGCCGGGAACCCTTTGTACTTCCCGTCAAACCTACCCAACATCAGAAATTTGGGCGTCCTCTACCTCATGCTCAACTGTCATGGCCTTATCCTGACCACCCAAGTTAATAGTTATCTTCACACCACCAGCAGCATTGGAATCACCATCATCACCCTTGGTCTCAAGCCCCGCCCACTTTACAGTAGACTTAATAAGGTCCGCCTTCACAGCAGCTGACACATCTGGATTGTGTATCAGACCCCACGATGTCGTAAGCAATTCTTCAGCTTGCGCACGAGCCTTGAGTTTAAACGTCAGGCCCTTTTCAGTGATGTCATCCCTATAAGCGCCCACGCGCTTTAGGAAAACCGGGTCAGCATTGAACCCCGATATATCTTGGCCACTTACTTTGTGGCGTTGTTTGACTTCATCAAGTGTTTCGCCGCT